GCGCTGTATTTGACTGTAAACACCCCTATAGAGTACATTCCCTGCCCTAACACCCTTAGGAGGACCTAATGCCTAAACTTTACGACGAGCCCTGTACGACGACGGGAATAGTGCCCAAGCAGCACACCCTGTCAAAGCTTGTATCGGGACGAATCCAACGCTATCCATTCTCGGGCATGCTAGTCGGAGACTTTCTCGTTCTCATGAGCCCTGAGGACGCGCAGAAGGCCAGAAACGCCCTTAAGACATTCTACCGAAACGCTCGAAGTGTCGGCCGTAAGTTTACGGTACGGCCTAACCGAGAAGGCGTTTGGATTTGCAGGAGAGTCGCATGAGCAAGCGAATGAAAGAGCTGTTCAACACTGTGCCGGTGAAGTCGGCGAAAATGGACAAAATGGAAGAGCGTTTGGCGCAGCCGGTGAAACCTTTGAAGGAACAGGAGAACGCAGTCTCACCGCAGCAGTGGAAGTTCGTGCAAGAGCTCGTCGCAGGCGACGGGAGCGTTACTCTGAGAGAGGCAGCCATACGGGCAGGCTACCCTGAGAAAAACGCTCAGGCGCAAGCCAATAAGCTTACGAACCCAAAATACTACCCGCAGGTAGTCGCAGCGATCCAAGAGTATCGGCGTGAGCTCTCTGCAAAGTACGTGACGAACTTCGACAGGCATATGCGCGATCTGCAGATCATTCGTGACGCCGCTTTGGACGCCGGCAACTACAGCGCCGCAGTAGCGGCCGAGTATCGTCGAGGGCAGGCACTGGGGACCATCTACATTGACCGCAAAGAAATCAGGCACGGCACTATCGACTCGATGAGCAAGGACGAAGTAAGGCGCAAGCTTGAAGAAATTAAAGCCCTATACGGCGCCCCGCCGCAGACTTTGATTGACGTCACGCCAGATGAGCTCGAGGAAAAGCCTAAAACGATGATTGAGGAGATGCGTGATGGCCAGAGGTCCAGAGAGTCTGTTGTACCAGAAAGTGAAGGAGAACTTGCCGAAATCGATGATCACGAGACTGGAGAGTCGGGTGGGACTGGGGATACCGGACTGCATAGTGGGGCTGCTCGGTCAGAGGTTCGTGATGATAGAGCTGAAGGTAGTGAAGAGCGGCCGCAGGGTGAAGTTGAGCCCGCACCAGATAGCTTTCAACCTGAGCCATGGGATGGAGGACCTGCCGGTATTCATCCTAGTGCTGCACCAGAAGACGGGCACGACGAAAGCCAGTGACGCTAAGCTGCTGCTTTACCACGGCCGCCAAAGCCAAGACCTCTACGGCCAAGGCGTCGACGCTGAGCCGCTTGCTTGGTGGCCTTACGACGACGTTGACTGGCATGAGCTGAGGTATAAGCTCATAAAGTAGCTGTCGCCCCCTTGACGAGTGGCCTCACGATAGCGTTAACTGGGAGGCGTTACGCGAGCAGTTGTCGCGTATGTAACTCCCTTGAGAAGTAACGTATTGGCCCGGCGCCCACACGCCGGGCCTTTTTTGTGTCACGAGTGGCGAATTTCGCCAACTATTGGTAAATCTCGCCACCTGCATCGTATGATGGCTGAGAGCTCGCAGGAGCGACGCTAGGCGTGAGCCTTCCTTACCCACTGCCTCGGAGAGAACGTGACGTGAGCGCCCTGTACGTAAACTAGGAAAGGGGGCTCGGGCAGGGCCGGCCCCGGTGGATTTCGGCCCGACCCCGCCCCTCGGCGCGTGGGCCATGACCCGAGGGTGACCATCCCCGAACCATGGCGAACACAAGATGTAGTGATTTGCGCGGTTCGCGGGCCTCGGAAACAGCTAAGTGCTTGATTTTAAACGAATCACTAATTCCGGTAATTATGATTACCGGAATTAGCGGGTCCCTTGGTGCCGATTCGGATCGTCAAACGAACGCTCGTTCGACGGGGGGCGCGAATCCCGGCCGCGGCGTCTGGCGGCGCCTCTTTAGCCCGATTTCGTATAAATAGTTTGGCCCAAAACAGTTTTGCCCTTTTTGTTTCACGTGGAACATCCTTGCAACCCACCCCCTTTTGTTTAAGAATCAAATCGCTCAAAATTTTTTTGCAAATTTTTTGAAAATGGGTTTTGCATGGAAGAGTACAACTACACCCAGTTAATACTGGCAATACTGAAATACACTCGAGGCCGATATAGCGTAGAAGAGGTCATGGAAACCGTGGCCTTTATCGAGACCTATGAGGAAGAAGAGCAAGAAGCTGCTATACTAAGCATAGTCAAACAGAAAGAAGAACAGGAACCACATGCTACCTAACGCTGCCCCTGAGGACATCGAAGCCGAACGTCTTCGACTAGAGTACCGCCTAGCTATGCTAGAGGGCCAAGAGAAAGCACAAAATACTTTTCTTGGTTTTTCACGCTACGTATGGCCTGAAGCCATCCTGTCTAGCCACCACGAAAAGATGGCCGCGGCGTTTGACCGTATTGCCAACGGCACGTTGAAGCGCTTGATTATCAACATGCCGCCTCGACACACGAAATCTGAATTTGCATCTTACTTGCTTCCGGCCTACATCATGGGCCGTCGTCCAAGCACCAAGATCATTCAGGCAACGCACACAGGCGAGCTCGCTGTCCGCTTCGGCCGTAAAGTGCGTAACCTCATGGACCTTGATAAATACAAGGAAGTATTTCCGGAAGTTGCCTTGAAGGCCGATAGTAAAGCCGCCGGAAGGTGGGACACTAACGATGGTGGTGAATATTTTGCCGTGGGCGTCGGTGGTGCAATGACGGGCCGCGGTGCGGACATGTTGATTATCGACGACCCCCACTCTGAGCAGGACGCGGCGTCTCAGCTAGCTCTGGACAATGCGTGGGACTGGTACACCTCTGGCCCTAGAACTCGATTGCAGCCGGGCGGCGCTATTGTTATTGTGATGACTAGGTGGGGAACCAAGGACCTAACGGCCCGACTACTCAAAGCTCAGTCTAACAGCAATGCGGACCAGTGGGAGGTTATCGAGTTTCCTGCCGTCTTCGATGAGGGCGAACCTAACGAACGTGCCCTTTGGCCGAGTTTCTGGCAACTTGACGAGTTGCGCGCGGTCCGTGCTTCTATGTCCATTCAGAAGTGGAACGCGATGTATCAGCAGCGGCCCACGGCGGATGAAGGCGCAATCCTGAAACGTGAGTGGTGGCGTGTCTGGGAAAAGGACTACATGCCGCGGCTCGAGTACATCATCCAATCCTACGATACTGCCTATTCGAAAAAGGAGACGGCGGACTTCTCTGTCATTACGACGTGGGGCGTTTTCTATCCGACCGAGGACGACGGACCAAGCATCTTGTTAATTGATGTGCGTAAGGGTCGTTGGGACTTTCCTGAACTCAAACGTATCGCCAAAGACCAGTATGACTACTGGCAGCCGGATAATGTGTTGATCGAGGCAAAGGCAACGGGGATCACGCTTCAGCAAGAACTGCGTAGGCTAGGTATTCCTGTCACCATGTATTCACCCGGCGGGCGCCGTGCAGGTCAGGACAAAGTCTCACGGGCCAACTCTGTTGCACCTATTCTCGAGTCCGGTATGGTCTGGGCACCTGAAACGCAGTGGGCGGAAGAGCTCATCGAAGAGTGTGCTGCATTCCCAAATGGCGACAACGATGACTTAGTGGATAGTACCACTCAGGCGTTGATGCGATTTCGTGCGGGTAACTTCATTCAGTTGCATGACGACGAGGATGAAGATGATGAAACTGAGGGACTTGTGCCAGAGTATTATTAGCCCTAAACTAGCGAAACAATAACTCTTTTTCGAGGGCCTCCGCATGGCCAACCAATCTGCACGAGAAATGCTTTCACGGCTTCCTGTTCGTATGGCCGACGGAGGCTCAGTCGCCTCTGCTAACCAAAGCGTATTGGATTTTATTAATAGCAATCCTAATGCCTCGTTGGAAGCTATTGCTACTAAAATCAATACCACTGGCGCAGACCTAGGCTCTCTTGCGGACTCACTCGGTATTTCAAGGGACGTAGCAAATCAGGCCTACGCTGAGGCCATGGCCACCAATAACGCCCTTTTGGCTGCTGAAGAGCGAATTCTTGGTGAGATCGCCGAGGACCCTTCTTCGTGGGACCCCGCCAAGGCCTACAACGCCATTTTGGAATCAGGCGTTACTGTAGAAGATGCTCTTGATGCAGGCGTAAAGCAATCTACTATTGATGCGATTTTCACCTCCGGCGCCCCGCTTCCTGTTACTGCGTTCTCTACTCCATCAACGGTAGCCTCTGCATATGAATCCGCCCCGTTTGTAGGGAAGGACATGCAGCCTTTCTACACTCAGGCACAGAACTACGTCGCAGGACTCATGGCCGACGGCGTAATAGACGAGAATGAACGCCGTGAAGCGCAGGCCCTTGCTATTCAGGGAGGTTACACATTCCAAGACATATTAGCGGCGGGCGTTGATCCGAGTATCCTGTTCAACGTGCCTGCTGCAAAGGAGCCGGACCCACCAGTTATTGTTGACCCGTTCCCCCAAACTCAGTTCCCTCAGACACAACCTGAGTACGTGCCGCCTACTGTTTATCAGCCGATTGACTTTGATCCAAGCGTGTTTGCTCCCGGCGAGCCTGCTTTGGATGTAGCATTCAGGGAAAGCGCACCAAGGACCGAGGTCCTTGATCAGTATGGCAACCTTGTTGGTTTTGACTACACGCCTGCTGCTAAGTTGCTCTCGGCCACCGGATCAGGATTCAGTTGGACACCGCCTACAGTCACTGGCCGACCTCGTTCGCTCATGGATACTGGCACGCTAGGCCGTTATACCCAAGGCCGAGCAGCACAGGACCTGCGTCAGTTGGTCGGGGGTAATGAAGAAGCGTACCAAGCTTTTGCGCCACTTCTGTCTCAAACAGGCAGCTACGGTGGTGGCCTGTCACGCTCACAGCTTTTTGCACTGATGCAACAGCAGGCGAATCAGCAAGGGCAACAGGAAGCGTCTAACTACGCACAGTTCGGCACGCGGTTCGGAGAAGCTCCTACGGTAACAGGATACACAGAGATAGCTCAGAATGTGGGCAGTCAAAACGATCCAATGACCGTGAAGCCAGTCGACTTTAGATACGGCAGACCCTTCGCGGAGGGCGGCGAAGTAAAAAAGCTTGAGGGCAGTGAAGAACTTACTGCCGAGGGCGACACTGAAAGTGCAGGCATGCTAGCGAACCTGCTTCGCGGCGCTAAAGGAATCCCCTCTAGCATTTATGGCTATGGCAAGGATGTATTCCAGAGCCAGTCGCCTTCTGCAA